CAATAGAAGTAACATTAGCAAATGCTCGGAATTCATCGTTTGTTGTACTCCAAATGAACGCTTGGTTTTGTACAAACTGGTCATCGCTTGTTCTGTTACGTAATACTAAGCCGCGGTCTTTACCATCATAGTGTGCTAAGTTTGCACCGTTACCAGAACCACCTAGACTAATCAACGGATCTTTAACATCCATGTTAGTTACGTTAATGTAAGTAGTTGAACCGCTTACAGTCAAATTACCGGAAACGGTTACATCGCCTTCTAAGAACGCATCACCACGTGATGTAACAGTGGCTGCTGACATACCGTTTTCGATGTACATTGCATCAGTGTATACAACTGAACCGATTGCACGTAGATATGCATTATCATTAAAGAAGATGTTTGATCCTGCATACACATTGCGCCAGTAACTAGTTGAGCTACCTAAATCGTAAGTGTTATTAGTGCTAGGAATTAAATGAGTTACTACTTTATCAGCAACACTCAAATTACCAGTTTCAACATCGGTTGCAGTAATCGTAGTGTCAACGTCTAAGTAGTCTAACGTTCCAACAGTATGGATATTAGGTTGGCTAGAAGATGTTGCATCGAATACACCATGGAAATAATTAGAAGTCGTTAGATTGCCTAAATTAGCATTAGATGCTTCTAAGTTTCCGGTTAACGTCAATACGTTAGATGTATAGTCAAACTGTAGGTTTGAACTGTAATATAAATTGCTTCCTTTAACAAACGCAATAGTCTTGTCAGTTCCACCAAAATTAACATTGCCTGTGACGTTGCCAACTAAGTTACCGATGAATCTAGGTGCTTCAACATTACCTGTAACTGTGACTTTTCCAACAACTGCCAAGATGCTATTTGTTGCGTCAAACGTCAAGTTAGCACTTGCATCAAAGTCATCACCGGTGTTGAATTGAATCTGAGATGCATCACCTGCTGCTTGCTGAATATCCCATGCAACTCCGTTAGCATACAATAAATTGTCTGTGCGTAAGTTACCCGTTGCAAGAGTATTTGTTACGTTTGCATTACCAGTTACCTTAAGTAAATTACTTGCACTGTCAAATGTCAAGTTTGCGCTTGCATCAAAATTATCACCAGTGTTGAATTGAATCTGTGTGTCAGAGCCTGCGGCTTCTTGTAAGTCCCATGCTACACCGTTTGCATATAGCAAGTTATCAGTACGCAAGTTACCTGTTACAAAGGTGTCTGTTACGTTAGCATTACCTGTAACTGTCAATACGTTAGAAGTTGGATCGAATACAAATTTACTTGATGCACCAAAATCACCATCTAAGTAATATTGAATTTGCCCATCGGCTGCACCAGCTGCCTCTTGGAAGTCCCAAGGCACACCGTTTGCATATAACAAGTAATCTGTTTTAATTTTACCTGCATCAACGTTTGCTGAAAACGTAGCAAAGTCTGTTGTGATATCACCATTAGGTAGAATGATTGTTTCTGGATTCTCGCCTACTGAAAAACCACCTACCGAGTTAAAGGTTCTAATTGCCATTTCTTTTTTCCTTATTCTTTATAACTTGTTACCATAATCTTATATGACGTACTGTGTGCTGTCATGGGCTTCACTGTTAATGCTATGTTGCCAGAAATATGTTCTACTTTAAAATCAGCTACTCCTGGACTTGACTGCGGAACATCAATTGTACCGTATTCAAAATACCCAACATCATCACCTAATACACTAGCAAATAGTTTGCTTGTTTGTCTGATGTTTGATGTTGCATCTGTTGCAATGATTGTATAATCAACTGAACATATTCTAGATGCTAATTGAAAATGTAAAACTTGTCCCGCCGCAGCACTATTCGTAATCGCAAACATAACTGATGCGGTTGAAAATTCATTCGTACCTGTACCCAATGTAAATGAGTTTGCAGATAAGTCTTTTTGAACTTTCAATCGTTGGTTAACATAATCAAATGTTAGCCCACTGTCTGATGCCGCTTCGCCGTTTTTATTAAAAACAACCTCAGTATCATTACCAGTTAATACAACATCACCTGAAATTTGACCTTCAAAACTACCGCGAAACACATCGGCGCTAATCGCACCGGTTACAGTTGCATCACCATTAACTGTTAGTTGATTAACTGTTGCCGATGGAGCTGTGATATCACCTGCTTCGCTAATAATAGGTGTAGGTGGGATACCAACTGTATACCCTCCCACCGAATTGAATGCATCTACTGCCATGAATGGTCCCAAATATTATTTTATGTAGTATTTATCTTTATTGTACAATAGCCCTTTACAGCCATTAAAAAAGCACACCGAAGTGTGCTTTTTATTTTAGTCATCAACTAGTGATTAGTCAGCGAAAGATACGCCAGAGATAGTAACTACGTACCAACCATCTGGAGCTGTTGTTGGTCCTTCGATAGCTAAGATTAAACCTGCTGAAGTTGCTTCACCGATAATCATTACAGTTGCTACTTGTTGAACAGCTTGAATAGCTGCGGCTGCTGTTGCAGCGTTGCTCATATTGCTGTCATTAGCGATCCACAATAGGTCTTTACCTACGAAAGATGCTGCTGGAGCTGTTAAACCGTGAATTTTAGCGTTGTTTTGTGCCATGATAATTTTCCTTTAAATGTTGCCTTCATATAGAAGTGCATACTATTATTTATGCCAGGTAATAAAAAAGCACTCCGAAGAGTGCTTTTACTTCATTCACTGAATGATTAATCGTAGCTCAAGTTGTCGCCGTTTAAGTTAGCGTTCCAAGCCCATGCGCCTTGTACGCCTGTAGTTTCGCGGATTGCTCTTGATAACGGAGAATTTTCGCCACCGTCAGCAAACTCTTGACCGTCATCATACGGTAATGTGTCATCAGATAAGATAACCGTGAATAATTCACCATTAGGTTGACCCAATGCGTAGATTTCAGCGATTTGCTGGATACCTTGAACTGCCTTCTGGTATACTGAACCGATTGTGTCGAAATCTGTTTCAACGTCTGTGTTCATATCAACAACCACGAAAGCTAGTTTACGTGTTGCGAAGTTTGATTGAGGTGTAGTTGCACTGTGAATTTTAGCGTTGTTTTGTGCCATGATAAGTTTCCTTTAAATTTTGCATTCATATAGAGTGCATACTATTATTTAGTACCAGAAACAAAAAAGCACCCCGAAGAGTGCTTAATTGTAACTTCCCATCCCGAGGGTAAAAAGTTTATTCTATGATTAATAGAATGATAGGTTGTCGGAGTTGATACCGATAGCAGCCAAGTAGTCAGCAGCATTACCGAATGATGATGCTGTGTTTGTCAACTCAACATATCCGTAACGAGTCATAAATGATACGACTGGTTCGAATGTTGCTGGATCTAGAACAACACCAGATGACATCAATGGGATGTATGGGCAGTAGAACGCAGCAGCGTCAGTTTCGCTTGAACCTTTGTAACCAACTAGAACGTCAGCGTCATCAGTAGCGTATGAGTTTACATAAACTTTCATAGCACCGTTCAATGTACCAACTAACTTAGTGTTTGTTGGAGCTTCGAAAGTACCTTCTGTTGTACGAGCAAACGCTGAAGTAGTTGCAGATTGCAATACTGTCAATGCAGCTGGAGAAACAACAGCCCAGTTACCAGCACCACGACGAGTGCGTTGAGCGATACGGTTAGCAGCGCGGTTGATAAGAACAGCCAAAGCAGCGTGTTCGTCACCAACGAAAGTTGCTGTACCAGAAACGTTAGCTTGGTTGTATGTATCTTCAACAGTTGCCAATGAACCTAGAGACAATAGAATCTCTTGGTCGATTTCAGCAGTGATTTCTTGTGCTAGAGCAGCCATGATTTCTGCTTCAACGTCAATACCGTGTTGTGATTGAGCGTCTTGAGCAGCTTCAAATGTCCAACGTGCTTGCAACTTACGTGACTTAGCTTCAACAGCTTGACGCAAGATTTGTACGCTGATTTGACGACCGCCGTTACCTTCTAAAGATGCTGTATCAGCGCCTGTATAAGAAGTAACTGCTGTACCGTTAGCAACATCACCGCGTGTGCGTGAATATGCTTGAGCAATTTTGAATGGGCTCAATGCTTCTTCGCCAGCTGTTACATCTGTATTAGCTGCTGAAGTGTCATTCAAACCTTGAGCGTAACGTACACGCAAAGTATGGATTTGACCAACTGGACCAGTCATTGGCTGAACGCCTACCAACTCGTTAGCGATAACTGTTGGCATTACACGACGGATAACAGGTAGAATAACACGGTTTAATGTAGCGATGTTACCTGCAGTTGTTGTACCAGCTGAAGATTCAGATAGTAACGATTTTTTGGTGTTTTCAAGAATAACACCCATTGTTGAGCGGCGAGTACCTTTAAGACCTTCTAACAGGGCTTCTTTAGTCTCATCCCAACGGCTTTCTAATAGAACTTGTGACATTTATATATCTCCTAAATTATGTCTTATTTTATAGCCCTGCCAAGCGTCTAAGATTAATCACGTTATCACGTGACTCAACTTCAACTTGTGTCATGGCAGATTTATCCCCAGTTACTGCTTTTACTGATTCAGAAAGCATTGGCTTTGCAGCCTTCTTTTCTGAGCTAGTATTGAGTACTGCTGGTAGATACTTATCGAAAGCGGCCTGTAGACGAGGTGTTTGGACGCTTTCTAGTAAGTTACGCATTACGCCTGCTTTTTCCTCATTTAGAGTACCAAGCAAATCATCCATAGCTTTTTGACGGCTATTAGATTCTTTAATAATACGAACTTCACGTTCTTTGCTTTCCACTAATTTCTTAGCTTTGGCGAGTGTTACGGTAGATTCAGCTAATTGCTTATCTTTCTTTGCTAATGCTTGCATTAGACCACGTGTCTCAGCCTTCTCATTTAAATGAGTAGCACTGAATTCAGTAGCGAAAGATTCGAAAATACGGCGGCCAAAATCGTTTTCACGAGCTGACTTGATATCTTCTTTCAATTGGCTTAGTTCACCCTTAAGATGTTTTGCAACAGATTCATTTACTTTAGCAGCAGCAGAAGTTACGAAACGTGACTTCAATGCTTCTAATTGTGAACGACCTTCAGCAACTAACTTAACTTTAGCTTCAACAACTGCTTGCTTGTCTTGTGAGAATTCTTTGATTTCACGAGCAAGAGCAGAAACAACGAATTGTTCTAACTTGTTTTGGCTTTCAGTTTGAAGTTTGCGTTCATTGCGTAGTTCTTTAATTTCTTCTGATAAGTGTTTTACCATGAAGTCGTTAAATTTGCTTACGTTTTCACGTAATTTAACTTGTGCTTTGACGCGGTCTTCGTTCATTGCTTGTCTTTCAGCTTGAAATTCTAAAATTTCTGCTGATAGACCATCTGTCATCATTTTATCTAGGGCTTCTACCATTATTGTTTTGTCGTGTTCGTAGCGTTGTGCAAATTCTTCACGAAGTTCTGCACGAACTACTTCACGGGCTTCATTCAATTTAGATTCCCATGCTTCATTCAAAGCACTAGAAGTTTCTTCGTTGATTAGACCACTTTCAAGTAATGGTTTGATAGCATCAAACATGCTTAATCCCCTTATTTAATTTTGAGGTCATTGATGAGTCGAGTTACCTCTTCTCTCAAGTACCTCTGTACTTTTTTGTCACTCTGCGCATCTTTTGCAATCTCAAGCGTTCTATGTCCGTGTCTCATATTCATAAGACCTTCGTAGATTGCTTTAGGATATGCATTAGGTGCACTTGGTTGAGCAACAATATCCACAGTGACGATTTCAAAGTCACTAACTTGGCCATTCATGTCGTTAACGTTTCCGCTACCACGTGAGCTGACTCCGAGTTTCACACCACTCTCCAACATAGTAGACACTAACTGTCCCATTGGAGTTGGTAAAATCTTTAGCTTGCCGAATCCATTTGCACCGTCCATCCACATTTGAGTAATCATATGTGATACACGATCCAAGTTGATTTTTAAATCATCTGGATGGTCAACTTCGCCTAGAACTGAGTAACCTGTTTTGATTTGTTCATTTAGAGTATCGACAGCAGTACCGATTTCAGACACAGGGTAAACACGCTCGTTAGCGTTTTTAACCCCGCCCTGAATGA